CAAATTCGTGTTTTCAATATACAACTTTATGTTTATTGTTAACCCCTTAGCTATGGCTGCTTCATTGCGGCCTATACTGTCAGTGGTGGCTAGTCTAACAGCCTCCCCAGTAAGAGTATACCTAACCCAAGTATTAAAGGCCATTGGCGTCTCAACTGTCGCCCTGGCCTCTAGTAAATATATAAACACGGTGGAAAAATCTAAAGCGTCGAGACTATATTTTTACAAGTTCGACGATGAAGCTTTTTTCACGTGGTTCGGAAAAGCTTGCCTTGGCCTCACTAAGGATTGCTACCCTGAAATCGGCCCAGTTCCAGACTGGCGTCCGAAAGCGAGGAGTTATGCATTCTATGGCCTAGGCTTCAGCCTATTAGCAGGATTGTCCTTACTCGTGTACTATTGTTACAAGAAGGACATTCAATCCAAGCTGATCTCCAAATTAAAATATGAACCCATGATGTGCCTTGACCAGGTTCGAGCAACGTTTAACGACATGCCTCCGAACGAATCTCGGCGCACAAAGGGCCATACACACCCTGAGGCCGCGGCGAATCGCACCGGTGCCTCATTGTTCATTGACCGTTTGTCCAGATGTTTAGGGATGACGGCATACTTTGTCCAGATGTCTCGCGCGGACGTTCACCATGGTCGAATGGGAAGCCGTGCTTACTATTGGTCGAAGGATTTAACTATTGAACCCAGGGTGATGTCTATACCTTATAACCCTCTCGTCGCCTTTGTTGATGTTGATGAGTATGTTGATATGCCTAACTTTTTGGCTAAACATGCTCATCCTACAGTCATATACACTTTTCAGCCTGATCAAGTTGCCAAAGTAGCTAATAATTATAGCTACACTTTTGATAAGGATAATAATGTTGTATATGCAGTTACGGGAGGAGGAGGATACACACATCCAGTATGGAATTATAGTACCGATCATGTTGTGGTAAGCAACACCATTTTCGGCATTCCATACCGTAGAGTTTGCTATGCAGTTGAACGACGTAATACCGCACCAGACCATGAAATTATTTTACTAGTTCCTATTGGTACATGGTTTGGATTGGGCGCGATACTGCATAAAATGTGGATTGAGGGTCGTGATCTTGAGCGCCTCAAGCCAGCAACTCCGGAAGGATTTCTCAGGATGCAAATTAGTTCGTTAGAGGGCGTCAAAGTGTCAACGGGAAGGGTTGGCTACTATAACTCAGCTACTATCCCGGTTGTGACTGACGATACCATAGCGACTATTGCAAGGACGAATGCTTATGATTTGACGATGGCTCCAGTTTTATCGTTTGTCGATGGTGATCGGCAAGCTGCAGCTGCATTGTTAGATTTCCACCGCTCAGCAAACGGTGGTGAAAAACGCCCAGTAGTGTGTCCTGTACCGCAAGCTGTTCGGCGGTATCAATTCGACCCACGCAACTTTGATCCTAAGGCCAAACCTTCTATGGTTGCATTTATGTCCCCCATGATAAACGATGCTTTTGTCCCTGATCAGACAGTAGGGAACGAAGTCCAGTGTGTGGAGGGCCGTATCGAAAATGTTAAGCCTAAGGAGCTTCCATTGACTCCTTTCTTGGTTAATACAATGAAAGAGTTTTTGGAGCTACTCATACCTGATGAACAAGCGCAGTTGCTTGATCCAGTTGAATATGATGTAGTCCTAGAACGCCAACACCGGCCAACACAACGCCGTATTTTGGCTAATTCTGAATGTGGGAAAGCTAAACGTATTATTTCCATGTTCATGAAAAAGGAGCCCTATTCCAATGTTAAGGATCCAAGAGCGATTTCAACTATTAATGGTGTGGATAAGCGGGAGTATAGTAGATACATGTATTCATTTGAATGTATCATGAAGAAACAACCATGGTACGCTTTCGCTAAAACACCAATTGATATCGCCAATCGAGTCTCTCAATTGTGTGAAGAGTGCATCTCTCACACTACCAATTCAGACTTCAAACGGTTTGATGGTCATGGCTCGAATTTGATGCGTGAGCTTGAAAAGATGGCTCTGGTTAGAGCCTTTCGCGTTACATATCATGCTGAAATTCTGGAGTTGCATAAGGGCCAATATAATTTAAAGGCGTATGCAGCCCTAGGCACTATGTATGAGACAGATTATACACGTGCTTCTGGTTCTCCAGAAACCTCATTATTCAATACTCTCGTCAATGCATTCACCGCTTACCTAGCAAAACGCATGTCTAAAGACATGCATGGGGTTCACATTTGCCCCACTGAAGCTTATGCTGCTCTAGGGATTTATGGTGGTGATGATGGCCTAACTGCTGATCTCGACGCTAATATTTATAAGCGTGCCGCGAGCAGCATAGGTCAAGAATTAGACGTCGAACCAATTAGACGTGGCCATGGTGGAGTAAAATTCCTCGCCAGAGTCTATTCACCACATGTGTGGTTCGGTGACAATACCTCCTGTTGCGACATTCCACGACAAGTCGGGAAATTTCATATGTCGGTACGAATGCCAGTTACTATCACCCCAATTATGAAATTGTTAGAAAAGGTGCGAAGTTACGTTCTATCTGATGAGAACACACCTATTATTGGGGATTTATGTCGACGAGTTATCGAGATAAATGGAGAGATTGCCAAAGATGAGAAATTGAGTCAGCTGAGCACTTGGTTGGCTCAGTACGACAAAAAGGTCCAATACCCTAATGCTAAAGCATCATGGATGATGTCGTATTGTGAGCATGCTTTGCCAGATTTTGACTATAAGCGTTTTGTCGTCTGGCTAGCTTCGTGTAGTAGTGTGGATGACATCTTGCGTGCCCCAATGTTTCAGGCCCCAACACCCGCCAAATCGGATGTACCAGTTGCAATTGATGGCATGGTCTTACCACATGGAACAAAGATTCCAGCGAAACCAAGTCGCGGCAAGTCGAATTCTACAAATTCTCAAACGAAAACGACTACAATTAACCCCGTTCAAACTTCTGTCAGTGCTAATGCCAGCACGACAACCACGCAACGGCAAGTCTCCGGTGGGATTGCTTCCCCGGGGAATAACGCGAAACCCAGCACTCCACTTACAAGTAGTACTTTACCGGCTCCTAATGCTGTCAATACTGGACAGGCAACGGGAATACGATCCGGAGTCACCGCCGCTTTACTCGGTGCCCAGACCGGAACAGGAATACAACCCGGAATCCCCACCAATTCAACTTGGGGTCCAGGTGTCCCAACCGGAAAATCCGCAGGAGTTGTTGTCCGAGGAGGAGGCGGACCAACCCTCGACGGAAAACATGGAAGTGGAAAGCAGTCAGGAGGAGGAGGAGTACGACCCAGAACACCCACAGATTTAGTCGACCCTCATGATATGACTGATAAATATTATAAATATAGCGATCCAGTTTACAGCGAACTTGCAGATTACTACGATGCTATCGACTGTGAAACTGAACGGAGAAAGCCTTCTATCCAGCTCCGCTGGAAGAAAAAGTAGGTTTCCAACCTACATGAGTCTGATAGCCGGTAGATTTGGCTGCCGGCGTCTTCGAATTTTTCAATTCAAGTAAATCAATCTGTCGACTCAAAACCAAAGCTATGCAAAACAGCATGAAACAACAAGGTTCTCGTCGCTTTCAAGCGAAGCAATCCAAACAAGATCAGAAGCGCCCCAAAGGAGGAAATCCACCTCTTTCTGGCGGTTCCGGCTCGTTTGGAAAGGACATGAAACAAAAACAAGCTCCGGTCGCAAGAGCCGGTGTTGTTAAAACTAACAAGCCTAAGATGATGACACTCCCTAATGGTGATGCTGTCATTACCCACCGGGAATATGTACAGGATGTTACCGCTGGTACCGGTACACCTAGTATATTTACCAATACTACGATTCCTATAAACCCCGGCCAACGTGGAACCTTCCCTTGGCTGTCGCGGGTAGCTATTAACTATGAATCGTACATTTTTGAGAAGTTGTCATTTGCCTATGAAACAGAGGCTCCTACTTCTCTAGGTGGATCACTCGTATTAGCTGTCGATTATGATGCCACTGATCCGGCCCCCACCACGAAACAAGCCGCAATGGCCTTCCGGAATTCAGTACGTTCTGCACCATGGGAAAATTGCAGACAAACTTCAGCTTACGAGGATCTTCATAAATTGAAATCTTTCTGGGTCCGTCCTGGTGCACAACCGGCGAACACAGATTTGAAAACGTATGATATAGGGTTTCTTAACATTATGTCACAAGGTGTTACCACCGCTGGTGCAACCCTAGGTGAATTGTACGTGGAGTATAAAGTCCGACTCTTAACTCCGATTTATGAAAATTCTTCATTCTTAGCCATCGGTGGCACGATCACCGGTGGAGGTACCCAAAACGCAGCGAATCCAATCGGGACCGCTCCAGTCTTGGGTAACAATGCTTTTGGCATCTCAGTAGATGCCCTGTCCAATATTACGTTTGCTTTTCCAGGAACCTACTTGCTGCATTCTTTCTTAACTGGAACCACGTTGACCGCCGATGCCATGACACCTGCTGCTGGCATCAATGCTCCAAATCGAAACAAAGTTATTCTAGCATCTGGAGCGAATATGGGGTCAACCTGGCAAATCAAAGTTAACACACCAGGCATTGTGGCTTACGCGGCCACTGCTGCCACTGTCACCGCCGCGGTTATTCATATCGCTTTGGCGCCTGACTCTTCTATCGTCTAAGGACTTTAGACAACTCAATTGGAATGTTAGAACAGAGCGGAGGTGAGCCAACACCGTATGAAAATGGCGTAGAGTTTTGTTCTTTCTTTTTCAGTTGTGTAAATATTCTAGTTTTCGGAGTCTTCCGCTATAAAGACTTCCGGCCTATATGATGTTTGTACTTTCAGGGTACCAGTTATGTTTCCGCAACAGTGACTAAGCATACCTGTTCACTGGCTGGCTGATAACCTGTCCCCTCCGAGCTCCCTCCAAGGAGCTTGGGAAACTCCCTATAGCG